GGACCTAGCGGCCCTTCAGTGGCTGTCCATCACGCTCAAGTTCAAGCGCGCTGGCTCGACGGTGTAACCCATGCCCCGTCGCTTCACGATGGCAACGCTTGTCGACCGCTGCCGTAAGCGGTGTGACAAGAACGGAGACGAGTCGCTCAGCGATTCGGATCTGAAGACGTTGATATCGGAGGTGTACGGGGAACTGTATTCCACGGTCGCCGAGACGGGTCACAGGTACTTCGAGACCTCGTCCACGATCACGACGACCGGTGCCGCGTCGTACAGCGAGCCGTCCGACCACCTCGGAACGGTTCGCGTTGAACGCGTCACGAACACGACGACGGGGGAGACCTCGCCGCTGCGTGAAGTCGGGCCACAGGAACAATGCTACTGGAACGGATCCACGGGCACAGCGCGCGTGTTCGCGTTGGTGGACGACCAGTTGTACCTGTACCCGAAGCCCGCCAGCGGCGAGACGTACCACATCCTCTACATCCCCCAGCCGCCTGACCTGTCGACGTATGCGGATGCCGACGTCGTCGATGTGGTTAGCCCGGCCGGGGAATCGTTTCTCATCTGGGGCGTCGCAGCCATCGCCAAGGGACAGACCGAAGGCGATGTGAACCTGGCGCTCCAGCAGAAGGAGAAGGCTCGCGAGCTCGTGCTCGAGTGGGCTGTTCTTCGCTCGTTCCAGGTCGGTATCCCTCGCGAGATTGCCAACGCAGACGAGTGGTCGGATTACGTCGGCGCTGACCGCGACCCGGCCGGATGGTGGAACCGGTGAGCAGCAAGCCGCTCGACATCCGACTCGATGACCACAAGTCGGAGCAGGTTCGCCGCAGCCACCATGATGCCATCGTGGAGCAGCAGGGCCTACCGTTCTCGTCAGCGCGGGTCATCTCCGATGTCTCGCTCGCTGATGGCGTCGTGACGCCTGTCTCTCATGGTCTCGGTCGCCTGCCGCTGTGGGTGCGCGAGTCGTGCGTGCGTGGCGCCGCATCGACCGGACGTATCGAAGAGGTCCGCGATGGCTCGGTAGACCGCAGGAAGCAGATAGCGCTCAAGGCCACCGGATGGGGCGCAACGGTGACCGTTGACGTGGTGGTCCTATGAGCCTCCGCGGCAACTCCATCACAATCCCGTTTTCGTCGGGCCTTCAGCAGAAGGGTGACAAGCGGCTCCAGAATCCGCCCGCACTGGATAAGTGCGTCGACGCCGAGTTTGACGACGTCGGTGGCCTGCGCACACGGAAGCCATACGCCGCGCTCGGCGTCAGCATTCTCGGTGGCGGCACGCTGAGCAACATCCGCAAGATTGTCCCGAACGGCGACGAGCTGCTCTGCTTCACCGATACGGGGCTCTACTCGTGGGACGCGTCCGGTTCGGCGTGGGTCAGCAAGGCCACGCATCTCGCATGCGCAGTCGATGAAACGCCGGTCGTTGTCGACACGAGCGACCAGTACGACGCCGACATGGCGGTGAGCGGGAACCTCGTGTTTTACACGTGGTACAGCGCGCTGAACGGTGGCGTGTACCTCTCCGTCGTCGACAGTACGACCAGAGCGGTTGTCGTGTCGCCGTTCCTCTTCACCGGCATCGCGACATTGCCTCGTCTCACCGCGGTGTCCAACAAGATCCTGCTGACCTATGTGATTGCAGGTGCCGTGTCGTGCTGGGCCATCGATCCGGCCACCCCGACTCAGACGGCCATCGTCTCGTCGCCGGCTGTCAACCTCGCATCGGGGCACACCGCGACCGGCTACGACATCAAGCTCTGCCCGGATGGAGCCACGGCCATCTTTGCTGCGAAGCTCAATCCGACGACGTCATATCTCGTCGGAACCGTCACCTCTGCGTTGACGGTGACATCGTCGGTCAAGGCGCGCACGTGTGATGGCGTCATCGCCTGCGCAGTCTCACCGGATAGCGCAAAGGCCCAGGTCGTTCGCACGGCGAGCAGCGCGACTAAGGGTGACCTGTTGACGTACCCGGCACTGGCCGACTCGACAGTCGACCAGGCGCTTTGGGCGAGTGTCGGCACATCGCTCGCGATTGGATACAAGTCGACGACGGTCAGCGGCTTCTACCGCTGCTACATGTTCTTCGACAACAAAATCGCGTGGGCGAACACCGACGGCTCCATCGCGGCGGCAGGGACGCTCAACTTCGTTCTGAACGTTGCCTCGCAGCCGTTCGACCGCAACGGCACGGTCTACGTGTGGGCGGTCTTCAACAAGGCGAATCGCGTCAGCCTGAGTGCGGCGCAACCGTCTGGTCTGCAGAACGCGTACTACCTCATCGACACGAGCGGGACGCTTCACGCCAAGGCGGCCTACGACATCGCCAGCGGCAATGACTCGCGGCCAAACAGCGTCGTATCGCTTGGCGGCGGACATTATGCGTGGTGTACGTCCATCAATCGCCTGATTGCAGTGGCGACGGATTCACGTGGCTATGCGCAGCGCACCCCGCGCCGCATTGACGTCACGTTCGATGACAACCGGGCACGGCGTTGCCTTCGTCTCGGCCGTACGCTCTACATCGCTGGCGGTGAGATTCGTCAGTACGACGGCGTCGGGCTCTACGAGGTCGGGTTCCATGTCGCGCCGTGGGACTTCCTCGGGGCGTTCGCTGGCTCTGGCGGAAGCGTCGATGCCGGAACGCACGCATTCAAGGCCACGCTTCGCTGGGAGAACGCACAGGGCGAGATCGAGCGCTCCACAACGACGTGCGTTGGAACCGGAACAGCCGCAGCGAACGACAAGCTTCAGTTTCTTGTCATCTACACGTCGACCGCGACGCACAAGGGTGGCGCCCCGGCCGTCGAGGTCTGGCGCACGCTCACGAACCCGACCGCGGATAGCCCGTTCTACCTCGTTACGAGCAAGGACCCGGCGAACGCCACCAACCCGAACCGGTACCTTTTCAACGATCAGAGCGGCTCTTCTGCGGCCCTCGACGACACGCTCTCGGACGCTTCGCTATCGACCAAGGAGAACAACCCTGAAAACGGTTCCGTTCTTGAGAATCTCGCACCGCCACCGGCCACGGTCATCGCAGCCGACCAGCAGCGGGTTTACCTCGCAGGGATTGCGGGCGCTCCCAATGTCGTCTGGTACTCGAAGCAGCGCGCCGAAGGTGAAGTCGCAGCCTTCAACGACGCGCTCGCCGTCCAACTCCCCGCGACCGGTGGCGACATCACGGCGCTCGCGTTCCTCAATGAAACGCTGATTGTCTTCAAGGAGACCGCGATTTACGCGCTCCCCGGAGACGGCTACGACAACACGGGCGGCGGAAACAACTTCGGACCGCCGCGACTTATCTCGAGCGAGGTCGGTGCGGTGTCGGCCGAGTCGGTCGCGCTCACGGACATCGGGCTCGTATTCAAGTCGGACAAGGGCTGGTACGAGCTCGACCGCGGCTGGCAGTGTCAATACGTCGGCGGCCCGGTCACCGACTACGACGGAGAGTCCGGGCTGGCCGTTGACGTCATTCCGGTGCAGCACCAGGTCCGCATTCCGACCAGCGCTCGCATGCTGGTGTGGGACACGCTCGTCAACCAGTGGGGCGAGTGGACGGTATCCGGTGCCGTCTCGAGCTGCATCTGGAACGGCGTGCACGTCTACGCGACTAGCAGCGCCATCTACCAGCAGCGCTCGGACTTCACGGGTGTCAACTACGGGATGGACGTCGAGACGGCGTGGGTGAAGCCCGCCGAGGCGGTTGGCCAGTGCCGTGTCCAGTGGCTTATGCCGCTCGGCGAGTACAGGTCTGCGTGCAGCCTCCGGATCCGCATCGGCCGCAACTACCGGCAGGACGGCGCTGGCGAGTGGGAGTACTTCGACGACAAGTTCCGCTCCCCGGCAACGGTGGCTGGCGGCCCGCTGCAGGTCCGCATCGGCCCTTCGATTCCGTGGATGGAGGCCATCAAGGTCCGCCTCACGGCCGTCAACGTCGCAGAGGACGGCACTGCTCCGACCGGCGAGGCGTTGAAGCTGTCCGCCGTCGGTCTCGAGTTTGGAATTCAACCCGGCCTCTTCAAGCGCCTGGCAGCGGCGCAGAAGCAATGAGGTAGCCATGTCTTGGACCGATTACGTCCCCAGTGTTCCGTTCCAGCTCGGCAAGTCCATCTACGAGGACTCGCAGAATCAGAACGCGCAGAACAACCAGCGCGACCAGGCCCGGGGACAGCTTGCCGGCATCGGCCAGAACGCGCAGACGTTCTCGAGCGCGCTGCAGTCGAACTACGGAGTCGGAACCCGGAACATCGGCCAGGACCGCGGATTCCTGCAGGCGCTCGCGAGTGGCCAGCACAGCATCGCGGGCGAGCAGCTTCGCCAGGGCATGCAGCAGGGTCTCGCGGCACAGCAGTCGATGGCTGCGGGCGCGAATCCGGCGAACCAAGCGATGGCGGCCCGCAATGCGGCGATGAACATGAACCGCCTCTCCTACGGGCTCAGCGGTCAGCAAGCGCTGGCTGGCCTCCAGGAGCGTCAGCAG